TTAGTACAGTTAGTAAGAACAGGATTATAATGTTCACAAAATATTCACATTATGTTAAAAGATTATACACCAATTTTTATTTTTAAATGATATAATGTATATATAAACAAGGAACAGAGATGACACAGCACCTTGTTAATGGTTTGGTAGTTTATTTTGTTACATGAAAGGAGGTTACTAATATGAAAGTTAAAGAAATATTCAGACTTATCATGTTAAATGATAATGTGTCAATAATTGACCACAAAAATTATTATAGATATTGGAGTGGTCAGGGAAAAGATATACCGTTAAGATACTGTAATTATGAAGTGAAGCATATTTATAGTGAGTTACAAAGTAACGGTGATGTTGAGCTTGTAATAGCTATTATTGTATAGAGGATAAGGAGAGGTAACCATGAAAATAAAAGATTTATTCGGAGTTTTATTAACTAGTCAAGATGTATCATTATATAATGCATGTGATATACTTGAGTGGGAAGGTGAATTTAAACACGTTCCACACAGATATTTTGACTGTATAATAAACAATATGTATTCATCGTCAACGATTGCCAAGGTTAGTTTTATTGTTATTAACTTTAAAAAGAATTATACAAGAGGATAGAAGGGAGGATATGTAATGCACGCTCAATATCTAGAAGTAGTTAAAACGCTAATACAGTCATCGCCAGAGTTTATTAATTGTAGAGTTAGTACGTATATTGAACCTTCAATATCGTCAACAATCTTTTTTATATACGCTGACGGACATAAGCACATATTTAAAGCACCTTTTGGGTTACTTGAGTCTAACCTCACAGCTACAGCATTAGCAGATATCATAATTGATGAAGTAAAAGAATGGAGGGATAAGTTAAATGAAACTTAAAGATTTAATTAGCGTTATTGATGGTGATGCCTTTTTGAATATCATAACTGAGAGTAGGCATTGGTTATTTATGGATAAAGCTGCCTTTATCACATCTGATTTACTCGAAAGAACCGTTAAGGAAATAGATATTATAAGAAATGAATTTTTTATTGTGATGGGGGGGTTAATAAAATGAACATATATAATGCATTAGCTATGGCGTCATTTATTATGATAACAATAATGATGATTAGTCAATATATTGATAGTGAAGTACCAAAGGTGCTTGATGTAATACAATTAATGAATATATTACCTTGCTACGAAATAAAAGCATTTAAAAATGGTAAGTGCATTAAAACTAGTGAATTGATACAGAATCTCAATAGTCTTGTTAAAGCTCACGAAATGAAAGACGGTATTCTTTACATAGAAATTTATTAGTTTTTTGAAAAAAGTACTTGACATTTCCTGTCATATAGTGTAATATAATACTTGTAAGGAAGAAGAATTGATGTTATTGTAGCAAAGCACTGATAACACTTGACTAGGAGTATCCAAGCTGAGGGGTGGTGCAATACCACCCACTAGTCTTTGCACCGATGGTGCATGTTACAACAAGTTACAAAGCAAACTCATTTACAAAAAACAAGGAGGATATTAAAAATGAGAAAACCAAGCATAACAAGAACAATCAGCACACTAAACATCACAGTATTAGGCATGGACACAGTTACGTGCGAGCCTATGAATAAGACTTATCCCATCTATGAGAGTGAAGCCCCAAAGGATGAAGCAAAACTGTTTAATTACATCCGTAAGATGTATGAGACAGATACTTTTAAAATCTCAGCAATCACAGACAAGACGCCAGTTACAAAAACATACAGTATGCCATTAAGCACGTATATTGAAGAAGCTGAGGAAGTAACAACGTACAAAGTAGACGAAACACAAACAGTAGACAAAGCAGGCACAGCACAGTAAAAATTGGAGGTTAATATCATGTTATCAAAGAAAGAATTATTTAATGCAAAGGCGTCATCACAGAAAATTGAGAAGGGATTACAGATTGATGTTGTCAATGTCGGCTCATATGCTGATACTGACAAGGACGGAAATCCTGTAACAGTATCAGTGCTCGTTGATAAAGACGGAGCAGTTTTTACAAGCATTTCTAAGACTGTTAATGAAACGTTAGATATGCTTGAGGATATCATACACGATGAAGGACATGCCCTTATAGAGGTATGTGAGAATACATCCAATAATGGTAGAAAATTTTACCAATTAATGATACTTTAATTATTTATTTAGAGTATTTATTAATAAAAAAGGGGGGGTTTTACCCCCCTTTACTTATAAACATAGGAGGGATAAAGTATATGGGTAAGACAACTAAGAAGTCACAGCTCTTAAAGGAATATAATAAAGAGCGAAACCGAATTAAACGATTTATTAGAAACGCTGAAAAAAGAGGTTATGTGTTTGAACCCAAACTTATACCACCAAAGCCAAAAACTATCACGAGTGGTTCAATAAGAAGGCTGTCAAAGATTAGACCTGCACAGCTTTATAGCAAGGCTTATGCCATCAGTGCAGTAACAGGGCAACCAATAACAGTTGAGCAGAGAAAAAAAGAAATAAGACAAGAAGCTACTAGGAAAGCATGGGAAACCAGGAGAAGAAAAAAAGACCAAGAGGACTATAATCGAATTAAGTCTAACAGAGAATGGCAGCAAATGTTTCAAGCTTCAAGGCTAGTATGGGATAAAGTGCAATCAATGATAGCGAATGTAGGTGTACAACAATCCCAGTCAGCAGACTTGTTAAATAATCTTTTAAACTCAGAAATTGAAAAGTATGGCGCAGACTCTGTTCTGTATTCCATATCACAAGCAAGCGAGGATTTTTTATCAACTTGTGAAGTTATAATTAAATATCATCCGAGTACTGCTGTATCAAGAACAGCCGTAGAGCATTTATATACGTTAATAAGTGGCAATTTACCAAGCAATGCAGAACAGTCAGAAATCGATAAAGCATTAGCCGCTGATGAAACGTGGGAAGAAATATGAAAAAGCATATTAAATATATGGTGGGTGATTTTGAAACCACAGTATATGATGGACAGACATTCACAGAGGTGTGGGCGTCAGCAGTTGTTGAACTAGGCTCGGAGGATGTTAAAATCCATCATTCAATTAGAGAGACGTACAATTATCTTTATAACTTAAGGCAAAACATTTGTATTTATTATCATAATCTAAAATTTGATGGTTCGTTTTGGTTATCATTCTTACTAACGGATTTGAAATATGAACAAAAAATTTATGTAAATCCGAATAACGATAGAGATGTACACTTTTTGAAAGAAAAAGATTTAACACCAAAATCTTTCGTGTATTCAATCTCAGATATGGGGCAATGGTACAGTATACTTATCAAGACGCCATACGCATTGATTGAGATTAGAGATAGTTTGAAACTCTTGCCGTTTTCAGTTGAAGAGATAGCTAAAAGCTTTGATACAAAGCATAAAAAATTAAAGATGGAGTACACAGGCTTAAGATATGCCGGGTGTCCAATTACAGATGACGAAAAACGTTATATTGCTAATGATGTTCTTGTAGTTAAAGAAGCGTTAGAAATCATGCAACTAGATGGACACTTAAAACTTACTATAGGGTCATGTTGTCTCTCTGAATTTAAATCTACAATAGACAAGCAAGACTATCAAGCTTTTTTTCCCGATTTGACACAGTTTAAATTAAACCCCCTTGAGTACAAATATTCAAACGCAGACGAGTATATAAGACACTCATACAGAGGTGGCTGGTGTTATTTAAAGAGGGGGTGTGAAAACAGAATTTACACTGAGGGTATTACAGCAGATGTTAATAGCTTGTATCCATCTATGATGCACTCAGAAAGTGGAAATTATTATCCATATGGTCAGCCAGTTTTTTTCAAAGGTAAAATTCCACCAAAATGTCTTACAGACCAATATTATTATTTTGTCCGTATTCGTACACGTTTTTATTTGAAAGAAAATAAACTCCCATTTATACAGATTAAGGGAAGCTTTTTCTATAAGGCTACCGAAATGCTTGAAACATCCGACATAGTTGATAAAGATACAGGAAATGTATGCCCATGGTACAAAGATTTTGACGGAAATATTAAAAAAGCTATTGTTGAAATGGTACTCACTCAAACTGATTTTGAGTTGCTACAGGAGCATTACAATCTTCTAGATTTTGAGTTATTGGATGGATGTTACTTTAGAAGTATAACAGGAATTTTTGACGAGTATATCAACAAATACAAGAAAATTAAGCAAAATAGTACAGGGGCAAGGCGAACACTAGCAAAACTCTTTTTAAATAACTTATACGGAAAACTCAGTAGTTCGGATATATCCTCTTTTAAAGTGGCAAGAGAGAAGGACGATGGCTCACTAGGTTTTACGACATATGAAGAACACGAAAAGAAAGTTATGTATATTCCAATAGGTTCAGCTATAACAAGTTATGCTAGAAATTTTACTATTCGAGCCGCACAGCAAAACTACAAATATTTTGTATACGCTGACACGGATAGCATACATTGTTGCACTACAAAGAAAAATATTAAAGGAATAAAAATACACCCTTCTAATTTTTGTTGTTGGAAGCTCGAGAGCTTTTGGAATGAGGCTATTTTTGTTCGTCAGAAAACTTATATTGAGCATGTTACGCATGAGGATGAAGAACCAATTAATGAGCCATACTATAATGTAAAATGTGCAGGTATGCCGGATAGGTGTAAGAATTTATTTCTTAAATCAATGGAGGGGGTGACGGATGATGAACTAGAGAAATACCCCACAAATCAGCAGGAATTTTTGAAAACAAAGAGAACGCTTGCTGATTTTAAAGAGGGGATGGAAGTATATGGAAAACTCCGCCCAGTGAGAATAAGGGGAGGAATAGTATTGCAGGAGACAACTTATAAAATGCGATAATGTTTCACGTAAAACATAACAAAAGAGACAGAATAAATTCTGTCTCTTTAATATATCTATAACGTTAATTCTTAATGCATGGGTAGGCATACACCCAACTACAAAGGTATGTCTTATATTTCAAAGAGCCTTCCACACCAATGTTACAAAAATAACTAACGCAGATACCATTAATAATATGCCAGAGCTTTAAGTATACATTCTTTACAGTCAAGTGAATAAAATCTAAAACACCCTCTATCAAAGAAGTATCTCATATAGTCAATTAACCATCCGTTATTTTTGAGCATTACATAATTGATATTGTGGTCATCTGTTGTAACAGAAATTCTTTGTTTAAAATCTGTATCAACTTTTTTGTCACAATAAACTATACTTTCCTCTTCAAACATTTTAACGGCGTACTCTTCACCCTTATATTTAAGCGTGCATAAATACCGGCTCTGACCACTCATTTTTTCAATAAAAGCGTGATTGTCATTGAGGTAAACATTCTGTGACGCATAAGCTACATAATTGGACTTGGTGAACGCTCTATTAAAAAGCGAGTTTTCTTGTAACTTAGACGCACTTTCATTGTATCCCTGTTCAAGAACAAATCCATCCCCACGTAAAAATTTGACGTCTGATTTCAGTCTATCAGTAATGTCTAATGCTGTATAATATGGGTTTAACAGTGTTACAGCGTTAGAAATCATTATTACAGGAACACATCTAACCTGACTGTTGTTTCCCCTTGCTATTGACGTGTGTATACTAATAAATTTGCTGACTTCATCAGCGCAGTAATGATTAGTTTCAGACTGAAATTCATCAAAAAGTATTCTTGATACATCGCTCAGATAGTGCGAATACTTTTTAACTTTATCCGCACAGTTGAGTGCTACAGCATAGCCACAGGATTTCCCTTTATCTTCTTCGTCATAGGCACTAAACAGAAACAGCTCATACATTTTACTATTTCCAATTTGCACAGACTTCATTGTGTAAGATGGGAAAAAAAGATTGTGTATATCCTTAAAGAATTTGTCAGCGGAGTCCCTTAACTCGTCTTGAAATCTGTAGAGCAGGCAAAATTTTTCATTATACTTTAAAAAGCGATTAATTAGATACCTGTTAAAATATGTAGTTTTTCCAGCACTTCTATTTGATGTTGAAATATAAATTTCCGGTACATTTCCATTAATATCTTTCATGCTTAATAGCCTGGTGCCATCATAGTATTTTATTTCTTTCATTTATCCACTTCCTTTAGTTTATTATATCAAATTATCCACAATTTGTCAAATTAATGTTGATAATTTGTGGATAATATGTTATAATAAGAAAAAAGGAAGGAGGTCACTATTATGATTAACGACTTATCAGCGCTAATTTCCACGCTTGGTTTTCCCATAGGAATGTGTTTAATTATGTGTTATTACATTAACAAAATTAATGAGACACATAAGGAAGAGACAGACAAGTTTGCAGAAGCCCTCAACAATAATACAGTCGTGCTTCAAAAACTTTGTGATAAGATTGACAGTGAGGTGAATGCGGGTGACAAGTAGTGATATTGTAACAACGGCGAGAACGTATCTCGGAAAGCCCTATGTATGGGGTGGAGAGTCTGAGTCTGAGGGGGGATATGACTGTAGTGGTTTTGTATATTCTGTACTTAATAAGTGTGGCATGAAAGTACCAAGAACTACAGCACAAGGCTACTCAGTGTTAGGCAAAACAGTAACAAATATTCAAAGTGCTGATTTACTTTATTTCGGTAAATCAACCAGGAGAATTACTCACATAGCAATTGCTATTAACAGTACACAAATGATTGAATCGAGAGGAAATAGTAAAAACACAAAAACAAACAAGGGTAAGGGTGTTTCAATTACTAATATTTCTCACCGAAACGACTTAGTACTTGTTAAAAGAATTGTTGATTTTAAAAAGGAGAAATTAACAACTATGTCTTTATTGAAAAAAGGTAGTAAAAATAACGATGTTACTGTATTCGAGATACTAATGTCAAAGTTAGGGTATTATACAGGTTCAATTGATACCCTCTACGGTAAAGGCTGTGTATCTGCATGTATTAATTTTCAGAAAGACCACAATCTTGTACAGGATGGTGAGTGTGGCAACAATACATGGAAAGCGCTTCTTACTGAGGTAATTTAATGGCATGGGTAGTTATTGAGGGTACTAGGAAGTATCTGACAAAGGCGCAGATGGAAAATAACGCTGTAGAGTTTAACGCTTATTTTACTGGAAAATACACACTTGAAAGTATATGTGGTATGCTCGGAAATGTTCAGAGAGAAAGTACCTTAAACCCTGGGATAAAAGAAACAGTAAGTGTATCTAGTGGATGGGGTCTTATTCAGTGGACGCCATCCACAAACCTCACTGACTACGCAAATGCTCAGGGTAAGGAATGGAAAGACGGCAAATTGCAGTGTCAGCTTATTAATGCCGAAGTACTTGAAGGATATGGCGGTCAGTGGATACCAACTAAAAGTTATCCTTATAGTGGTTTAGAATTTTCTCAACTAACGGATGTTGAAGAAGCAGTTAAAGCTTACTGCTTTGAACGTGAGCGCGCTGGTGTTGTAGCACTTGATGAAAGAATACAAAATGGAAAAAATTGGTACGAGTATCTTAGCGGTACACCTTTACCGCCCACACCTTTACCGCCCACACCTACACCATTAACAAAAAGACACTTACCTATTTATATGATGATGCGCAGACGTTTTTAAGGAAGGAGAATGATAATGGCAAAATTATCAAAAGACGAACTTATTGAAAAAGTAAGAAAATATGTCGGCGATAGGACGGATGATGAAACAATTGAGATTATTGAGGACATATCCGACTCAATCGACTCGTCCGATGCTGACGAGTGGAGACAGAAATTCGAGGAAAACGACAAAATGTGGAGAGACAAATATATTTCACGTTTTCTTGAAAAAAAGGAAGATGAACTAGACACACCGACAGTACACGAGGAGGAAGAGAAAGAGTACAACTCTTTCGAGGATTTATTTGAAGAGGAGGAAGATTAATGGCTAGAATAATTGCTAAAACGAAACTTGATGCACGCTCAATTGATATTCTTAATGTTATCAGAAATAATGCATCATATGCTTATCAAAAAGATATACCAAAAATAGAGGAGGAGCAGGACATTCCAAAAGTTGGAGAAATCCTTTATGGAAATCCGGCACACTCCAACGAATTTATCAACGCTTTAATTAATAGAATTGCGTTGGTGCGTATGCAGAGTGCAACTTTTAACAACCCTTATAAGCACCTCAAGAAGGGCTATCTTGAATTTGGCGAGACTGTAGAGGACATTTTTGTTGGTATTATCAGGGCTGTAAAATATGACCCTGAAAAGGGTGCTAGTAGAGAGTTTAAACGTACTCTTCCTAATGTTCAGTCAGTCTTTCACATGACTAATTGGCGGGTAATGTACCCTATCACTATTGAGAAACAGGCTTTAAAAAGAGCTTTTACATCTGCTGACGGTGTTACTAACCTTATTACATCAATTATTGACCAAGTTTATCAGTCGGCTGAATATGACGAATACTTACTTTTTAAGTATCTGCTTATCAAAGCAATTTCTCATGGTAAAGTATATCCACAGCCTATTGATACTACTAACATGAATAGTGTGGCTGTAGCTTTTAGAGGAAAATCAAATTTACTCCCTATTGACATGACAGGGCGATTTAATGAGAATCATGTACAGAACAACACACCTATTGATAAACAGTGTATTTTTATGGATGCTGATTTCAATGCTAAATTTGACGTTGAAGTTCTTGCCAGTGCTTTTAACATGAATAAAGCAGATTTCATCGGTAAACTTCACCTTATTGACGATTTCAGTTCGTTTGACAATGAAAGATTTGAAGCGATAAGAGAAGAATCTACAGGTCTCGAAAAAGTAACGACAGACGAGCTTGAACTTATGAAAAATGTTAAGGGAGTTTTGCTTGATGAAGAGTGGTTCCAAGTTTATGACAACTTATTCGAATTTGACGAAACACGTGTAGGTAGTGGTTTGTATTGGAATTATTGGTTGCACATTTGGAAAACTATTTCTTACTCACCATTCGCTAATGCAATCGTTTTTGTTGACGAAGGTGCTACAATTGCCAAGCCTGCAACAATTACTGTTGAAATCACAGGAAAAGATATATCTGATGTTGGTACTATCTTTACACTTAATGTGAAGGATGACACAGCTACACTTGAACCTAATTCAGTTAATTTTGTACAGTCCGAAGCTCTTACAAAAGAGGGTATTGCCGTGCAGAAATATGGTGCTATTGTAATTCCGTCAACAAAATCTGAAACAGAAATTACTCTTGTAGCTGATTTAGATGGAACAACCTACACAGGTGCTACAATCATCACTGGCGCCAGTGTTGTAGGTGATACAGTCGCATTAAATAAAGGATGATGAATTATGTACATAGTACCGGATAGTGAGGTGTACATGCTGAGTGGAGTACCACTTTCCACTCAGCAGAAACACACAATTTATTTTTCGGATAAGAAAACACAAGAAAATTATTTTATTAGTAAAGCCAAAAAGCATTTTAATAAAGTAACTTACAACAGAGTTAATAAAGGTAAATGCCGTTTACAGGCTACAGCAGACACGTTATATGATTGCAACTACATGATGTTTCAAAACTCGTCTTTCAGTACTCGATGGTTTTATGCGTTTGTGACTGGGATTGAGTATATTAACAATGTTACCGCTGAGATAAGTTTTCAAATTGATGTTCTACAAACGTACTGGTTTGAAATTGAAGTAAAAGAATGTTTTGTTGAAAGAGAGCATAGTTTAACCGATAACATCGGTGAGCATATCTTACCCGAAAATGTCGAATGTGGCGAATATGTTTACAACGGTGACGCTCAGTTAATCGGGCTAGGCTCTTTAAGTACTTGTACCATGGTACTACTTGCCACAACAGGGGGGTATATATACGACGGTGTTTATAGTGGCTATCAAATAAAAGCCTTTGCTAACACAGAAACAGGTAGTAATAATCTCACTAATTTTTTAAATCAGTACTTAACTACTCCCGAAAATATATTAGCTCTTTACACATGCCCTACAGATATACTTCCTGTTAATGTTACAGACGAAGGAGTTAATATTACATTTACTGGAAATACTAACCCAATAAATGTTACTGGTGTACCAATTAGTAATACTGACACAATAAACGGTTACACGCCACGAAACATGAAGCTTTACACCTACCCTTATAATTTTAACGAAGTAAGAAATAACTGTGGACAGACATTAATTCAACGCTATGAATTTTCAGAAAATCTTACACCTTATTATAACATAGTTGGTAACATGACGATGCCGGTACAAGAAGTGCTAAGACTTGACCGATACAAGTCCACAAAAACCACAGGCACAGACAGAATGGATATGACAGAAACAATCACACTTGACAGCTTCCCTTTATGTTCATGGAATGTGGACGCGTTTAACGCATGGGTTGCTCAAAACGCTGTACCGATTACAATTAACGCTATTCCATCAGCCGTTCAAACTGCTACAGGGATGATTACTGGACAGTCAAGTAATTCAGCACTGGGTAGTGTGCAGAATATATTAACAAGTGCTTACACAGCTAGTATTACCGCTAATGATGTAAAGGGTAATTATGCCACTAATAATGCACTTTTTGGTAAAGGACAAGTGTGCTTTGAAGCTCAACGAAAATCTATCACTGCTGAGTATGCTAAAGCTATTGATAAGTATTTTGATGTATTTGGGTATGCCTGTCACACAACTAAAGTACCCAATGTGTCAAGTAGACCACATTGGAATTATACAAAAACCGTTGATTGTACAATAGTAGGGGGTGCACCCAGTGATGACATAGCACAGATTGAAAGTTATTTTAATAGAGGAATAACTTTTTGGAAACATCCTAGTGAAGTAGGTAATTATTCACTTGATAATTCAGTTTAGAAAGGAGGGAGATAAAAAATGAGCAAAGCAAGAAAAGCAAAACGAGCTAAAGAGCGCACTTCATTTAGTGACAGCGTTTTTTATCAGCTTTACACTTTTGACCAATACTTAGATTTATTTACAGAAATAGCAATTAGCTCGTTTGAATGGACTGGGCTTCCTAGCACTGTAGATGCACGATTCATTGAAGTTGGACTGTATGATAATAAAGCTATGCTGTATTTTAACGATGAAGTCATGGGAAATCTATGCTTGAGAACTGTACTTGGCGGTCAACTTGACGTTTACAATATACCACTAGATAGACGAGCGTATGCTTCTAATGGCTATCAACGTGTATGTGGGAGAAGTGATAGTGTTATTATATGGGATAATATGACTCATTGGTGCTGTAAAGATAAGATGGAAATATACGCTAAAAGACTAGCCGAACTTGACGCAAGTATCGATATTAACTGCAAAGCTCAAAGAACACCGATTTTGATTAAGGGCACTGAACAACAACAATTAGCTCTACAAAATGCATATATGGCGTATGATGGTAATCAACCTGTTATTTTTGCTAGTAATGATTTCATGGATGGTGACGGTAGCTCATTTGGTGTGTTCACAACTGGTGCACCATATGTCGCAGATAAGCTATATGAGTTAAAGGTTAATCTATGGAATGAAGCACTAACTTATCTAGGTGTAACAAACATTAGTATTCAGAAAAAAGAACGAATGATTAAGGACGAAGTGCAAAGGCTTCAAGGCGGTGTAATGGCTAACAGATATTCTCGAGAATTTGCAAGGCAACAGGCTTGTGAGCAGATTAACAGAATGTTCGGTACTCAGATAAGCTGTCATTTCCGTGATGTATTCAATCAGAATGATGGCAGGAAGGAGGATGACGTTGAGTAAATATACAACACAAGTTAGATTTATTTGTGAAACAAGTGCGAAGCTTACACAGTCGAGTGGGTTTAATGACATAGAAGATATACTGAATAACTCTTGGAGCAAGATTTTTAGCGACTTTCCTATTTTTGACGAGCAATATCGAGCAGAACTTTGTAAGAAGATTTTAAGGCATTACTACACAAGAGAGATATGCTGTGAAACTGTAGGAAGATGGAAGTTGTTTTTAAATGATAAAATGAAAAACATTATGCCTTATTATAATCAGCTTTATCAGAGCGAATTGTTAAAAATTCAACCATTAGTTAGTGTGGACAGAAGTATTACACATGAAGGTAGTGGAAGCGAAACCAAAACCACTAACAGAAACGGTACTAACAGTAGCAATTCAAGAACTGACGGAAGTACTGATACATGGAGCTATTACAGTGATACACCACAGGGCGGTATTGAGGGACTTGATAGTAACGATTATTTAACAAACGCCACGCACAATGTTGGCACAGATGTTACGAGTAGTACGCTAAACGGTAGCAGTACTGACAATGAAACAGGAACAGGCAATAGAAGCGACAGTTATGTTGATAAAGTCTTAGGGTATGAGGGTAATCAATCAGAAATGTTACTAAAGTTTAGGGAAACGTTTTTAAATATTGATATGATGGTTATTGATGAACTTAAAGATTTATTTTTTACTCTATGGTAAAGAGAAAGTGAGGTAAATATGGACGATTTAAATCCTATTATGTATTGGTGTCAAAAGGTGCTCCCTTTAGTCTATGACGATAGCTTAAGTTATTATGAATTTCTTTGTAAAGTATGTGATAAAGTAAATGAAATAATATCAGCACAAAATAAAACGAATAATGAGCTATCAAATCTAAGCGCTAATTTAAAAGCCATTATAAATGACATTTTAAATGAGTGGCTTAATAATGGTAAATTAGCTGAAATATTAAATGAAACATTAGCTGATTTTTGGGTAAATCCCTTATGGTTCGGTGCAAAATTTGACGGTGTTACAGATGACAGCGAAGCAATACAAAAAGCTATCGACACAGGAAATACTAAATTTCCAAAAAACAAAAATACTTATGTCGGTAGTATAGTTAAAATTCCTTCAAACAGAATTATAGATTTAAATTGGTGTAATTTAACTGGTTTAAATGACTTTCCAATGTTTCAAATTTCAGAGCTAGAGGCTGAAAACCCTACCACATATATAACGGTTAAAAATGGATTTATTAATCTTGAATTAAGTGGCTCATTTTTATTATGTTATAATGCTTATAATGTTACTTTTGATAACATTAGAATTAATCGCGTACATTCTTCTATGTACGGATTTAAAGTGGTGAATGGTTTTAACATTTATTTTAAAAATGTTTGGGTAAATGGGAAAAGCAGTGATGACAATACAATTAGTGGTAATCACGCTAAAGGTATTATTTACGAATTAAACGACAAGGCAACAATATCCGGTATTACTAACGCTACTAATATACATTTTGAGAATTGCTTAATTCAAACTCTTGAATATGGTATATGGTATACTAGAAGTGGTACTAGCGGTGCATGGGATACATCAAACATGGTTAATATGGGTTTTTCAAAATGCGACTATGCCTTAGTTATTGATAATGTAAATGTTAACAATGTTTTGATAGATACTCTAAGAACTGAATATTGTGGAACAGCAATTTTAAATAAAGCACAGTTAGTCGTAAACTCGTGGTACGTTTGGAAATGTAATAATTGTATTGAAAATTATGGGTATTTAAAATTAGCAGACACATGCTCTTTTAAAAGTGGTGACACAAACTCACTTATTTTAATAAAAGAAAATAGTGGAACTTTAGATTGTAGCGACTTAGGTAATCTTGTACAATACTCTGCTTATAAAAACTTTTCAGATAATGCAACAAAAGGACTAATAATACAAGCTGACCACAGTAACAAAATTATTTCAAATAGTGCTAACGAATTAAGACCTAGTTTATTTTTTATTTTTACTTATGACCAGTCAGTATATTTAGAACTTTCAAATGTAAAAGCAAATGCTGGTACAAGATTTAAAATAATGTCATCAAATGGCTCAACAATAATGATGCCTAATGGTGACTATTTTAAGGACAGTATTACTGCGTTAGATTGCATTATGACTGAAAACGGTTTAAAAGTAAACAGTTATCAAACTGTTATACCTAAAGAACTAGGAACACTTTACAGCAATAACGGCGGAATACCGAACAGAATAATAGCGTATGATTTATCTGAAAATCTTGAAAGTATTTATATGCCTGCAGGGTCAATAATTATTATATACAGCTCTAAGCCTAACACACTTTTAAAAAATACTTACAAAACAATTCAAAATTGGAATGGTTCTCATATAGACGTAAATAAAAACCCAATATTGGCGTTTGCATATGAAAAAAATAAAGTGTTTATAATCAATCAACCTGCACTAACAAGTTAGTAAGCTATAGTGAGAGAACAAGTATATTTACTTGTTCTCTCTTTTTTATCGTTAGAGGTGTACCAATGAGAGTGCATTAATCGTACCTCAAATGGGAACGAGCTTGTCGACGTTTTTTGAAATGGTATGC